TCGTTGGTATAGCCAAAGAGGTAAAGCGCATCAGTCTACCGGGATTACCTAACAAGGGCGATATAGTGGATTGGCTCAACCAAGGATATCAGCCAGACGATTTACGTGAACTGGTCAACCAAGCGCCGGTTATATCAACGGCACCAGAGATAGAGCCAGAGCCGATTGAACCAAAGGGCGATGTGTTTGAGCTATACAGCATCGATTATTTACGCAATATGCCACCAGTCGAATGGACAATAGACGGCGTGATTACAAAGCATGGCCTATCTGTGCTGTATGGTGAGCCGGGAGCCGGTAAGAGCTTCATCGCTATCGATATGGCGCTATCCATAGCCTACGGTGTACCGTGGCAATCTAACCTAACGCAATCAGGCGCGGTGCTATATATAGCTGGCGAGGGCGTTGGCGGTCTGGGTAAGCGCATAAAGGCGTGGCAAGCGCACCATAAGCTAACGCATGACGTGCCATTTTATGTGCTACCAATTGCAGTCAGGTTCAGAGAGCCAGACGAGGTAGAGCGATTAATACGCACCATCGATGGGGTTGGTCATAGCTTTAGTGCGGTGTTTGTCGATACCGTGGCGAGGGCTTTGCTTGGCGGCAACGAGAACGACGCAACCGATATGGGGCTGTTCGTGGATGCGTGTGAGGCAGTAAAGCGCCATTGCGGTTGTGCGCTCATCGCAATACATCATAGCGGTAAGGACGCGGCACGCGGTATGCGTGGCTCTACTGCGCTACTGGGTGCAGTGGATACGAGCGTGCGTATATCTAAGTTAGAGGATACCGTGACTATGGCGATGGAAAAGCAGAAGGATGCGGAGCCTATCGCGGATATGGCATTTGAGATGACGCAGATAGCGCTTATCGATGATGTGTCGGTGGTGATGACGCGTAAGGATGCGGAGCAGAAGAAGAAGGAAATTAGGCTCACAAGCGAGCAACATATTGCGCTTCAGTCGCTGCGTAATGTGTGCGCTGAGATGGGCCAAGATAGGGTGCCAGTGGCGGTTTGGCATGAGGCACACCGTGTGAAAACACCCGATTTTACGTCGGGTAAGCGAAGAGACGCAAGGGCTGGTTTACAGAACAAGCGTGTGATTGTGATAGAGGAGAGCAAAGTGTGGGAATACAAGGAGTTAGGTGAAAATGTGTGATTGTAAAAAGGCTAAAATCACACGAGATGTGATTAATCGCATGGCGTGTGTGATGTGTGATTGTATATATAGTACAATCACATATTCACACATGGGGGTTTTTTCGCATGAGTAGAGGTAGAGTAACGAAACCAGATGGAAGGGTGTTGAGGACGCTAAAGAGCCATGCGGCTGATATAGAACAGCGCTCATATGGGGCTGTCCAAAACGCGCTTATCGAGCATGATAAGGTTGCGTCTCACTATGAGCGCAAGTGGGGCATCGATAGATTGGCGTTGCTCGTTGATGCGGAACTGCGTGAGCGGTTCTGGTTGCAAGCGGATAAGCTGAACAAAGCTGTCCGGGATAACAACGCGGCTCAGGTCGAGCATGAGGTGCAAGTGTCGTGCCGTGCTTACAAGAAGCTCGATGAGGTCGCTACTGCGTCAGGTGCGGAGCCGTTGAGCCATGAGGTATGGGAAGCGCCTCTGCCGTCGGGCGGTGTGCTTGCTGTCGTAAGAACCGACCAAGAGGTATCGGCTGTTAAGAATGACGTGCCAGAGCGTAAGGTGTATTCGGTAGAGATGGTGGCGCGTGTTATCGATTTATGGGAAAGCGAAAAGGTGGCAGCGGTGCTAGATGCATTCCCCGGTGCCGTAATTAAGGAAGCGAAGAGGGTAGAGCTAGATGACGAAATACCATTTTGAGCTAAAGCGTAAGTGGTCGGTAATGCCTGTTCGAGCTATGGCAGACCCTAATATCAAAATACGCGATTTAAAGGTGCTAGGAGCGCTGTGTGCGTTCACTAACTCCGCTGGGGTATGTTGGCCTAGCGCAGACACAATATGCGTTGTATCGGGCTATAAGGAGCGTAAAAGCATATATGAAGCTATGAAGTATCTAAAGAGCAACAAGTATGTGCGACAGCTAAACCCGAAGGATTACCAAGAGACTGCATCAGGTTGGAAGAGTAACAGATATCAGGTGCTGTGGGATGGTGACGAGCCATTGCCAACATACGAAGAGATACACACGGCGAAAGCGTTGCAGATTGTATCAGACCAAGAAGACACACCTGTAAAAGAAATAGGGGGTCTGGGGGATGAAGAAACATACAGTCACACACAGGCCAGCGAGGTCTGCCATGCCTACCTACGAGCCGTGCAACAGGCGATGGGTCAGGTCAGGCTGTTCGATAATGAGATAGCACACGCCCGGCGCTTGGCTACAGCAGACAAGGACGCAGAGGTAGTGGCATCAGCGACCAAGGTAGTCTGCGCCTTGGCCTTACAGAAGAGAGCCGGGGTGCCTTCTCTTGCTGACGTTGCACGGTATCTCGATGTACAGTAACGCAAACCGACGTTTGCTTTTGTACAAGGGTTGCGCTGCCTTGGCATTACAACCCACAGTAGTAAAAATCGACCCCTTGCCCCCCCACCACGCGAGTGCGTATAGGGGGGTATCACACAAAATTTTGGAGAAAACGCATGAATGAAATATACGAATGCACGCAATGCCAGACTGAGTTTAGCGATTACGCAGAATTATATCACCCGACAGAGCATGACGGCGGTTACTGCCCGAATTGCTACGGCGACACCATAAGACCAAAGGAGCAAGAAGAAAATGAAGGATAGGTTTGAGCTTTTGCAAGAAGCAACGCTTGCAGTGACACAGCGCGGTGAGGCGTATGGAGATGTCTACACAAATCACGAGCGGATTGCGACGCTATGGACAGTTGTGCTAGGCTCTGTAGTACGAGCCGACCAAGTCGCTCAGATGATGGTCGCGTTGAAATTAGCGCGATTAATGGAAACGCCTGACCACTGGGATAGTTGGGTCGATATCGCTGGTTACGCAGCAACAGGAGCGCAATGTGTCGAAGAAATCGCCGCCGCAGACGACTAGGCAAATGAGGGCATCGCTTGCCGGGGCTGATGAAGATAGGCGCGAGGCGGTAGTACAGGAGCTAGAGGCGATTGCTGCTGGTGAGGCTACTGACGTTATAACGTGGGATGCGATGGGGCAAGTGCAGTTAACGCCCTCATCGCAGTTATCGGATAGGGCTAGGCGTGCTATTAAGAAAGTGAAGGTAACGCCTAACCAGCATGGCAATAGTATCGAGGTAGAGATGCACGATAAGCTATCCGCATTGAGGCTATTAGCGAAGCATCGCGGATTGTTAGAGCCGAATAGCGACGAGCAGCGCCCTAGCATGATAGGGATAAACGTAACCGGGCCGAAGGTTACAACGTATGAGGTGAAGGATGGCGCAGATAAAGAAGATAAGGCATAAGGAGTTTGTGCGCTTTTTTAAGGATTACATTATTTGCGACCATTGCGATGGCGAGACACGAGGTCGCTGTTATAGTGAGACTGAGATGGTTGTATGCTCCAAGTGTAACGGCGTTTTGTTAGATGCGCGGTTGATGGAAGAGGAAGACAACACTATAACGATATTATTTACGCCTGATGATGATGGGAGCAAGTAGATATGGCTAGAGCCGCAAGAGCTACCGATAGGTCGCCGCGTCGAAGGAAGCAGCCCAGTACCGATGCGCTAACCGGGCTAAATTTGGATTTTAGCGAAAGCCCTACGGTTTGGGATTTTCTGAACGACGATAGTTTTGTGCGCGGTTTGCTTGGCCCTGTTGGGTCTGGTAAGACATATGCGTCGCTGGCAGAGGTGATGCTACGCGCTGTAAAGCAACCGCCATCGCCTATTGATAATGTGCGCTATACGCGCTTTGCGGTAATACGAAATAGCTACCCAGAGTTAAGAACCACCACGATAAAGACGTGGCAAGAGATATTCCCTGAGAATACATGGGGCCAGATGCGCTGGTCGCCACCGATTACGCATCATATTAAACTGCCGCCTCGTGACGGTGCGCCCGGCGTTGATTGCGAAGTTATATTTTTGGCGCTAGACCAGCCCAAGGACGTGCGGAAGTTGCTTTCGTTAGAGCTTACCGGGGGCTTCATAGACGAGGCTCGTGAGTTGCCAAAGGCGGTAGTCGATGGCCTGACATCGCGTGTGGGGCGTTATCCGACCAAGAAGAATGGCGGTTGCCCTTGGCGCGGTGTCTGGATGTCTACCAACCCGATGGATAGCGACCACTGGTGGCCTAACCTAGCGGAGAAAAACCAAATACGCGGTAAGTTTCCGTGGAAGTTCTACAAACAGCCGGGCGGCGTTATTGAGGCTACGAAGGAGCATGAGGATGCGCTGTTTGGCGCCAATAAGTATTGGATACAAAACCCGAAGGCAGAGAACGTCAATAATCTGCCGCCCGGTTATTACGAACAGCAGCTTGCCGGTAAGACGTTAGATTGGATCCAGTGTTACGCTGGAGCGCAATATGTTTATGTGCAAGATGGCAAACCTGTCTGGCATGAGTTCAGCGATAGCCTTATGTCTGGCGATAATGAGATTGAGCCGGGTTGGGATGTGCATATTGGTTTGGACTTTGGTTTGACGCCAGCGGCTGTGTTTGGGCAGAAAATGGCGAATGGCAGATGGAATGTAGTGCATGAGCTAGTTGCTTTTGATATGGGGCTAGAGCGTTTCTGCCATCAGCTTATGGGCGATATTAATACCTACTTTCCGAAGAGCAACGTATTTATCTGGGGCGACCCGGCTGGACAAAAGCGAGACGAGATATTCGAGGTGACAGCGTTTGAGCATATGAGGACGCTGGGCTTACGCGCACAGCCAACCG